CCGATAGCCGACTTGCTGTACTGCACAGGCTCAACCAATGGCTTCTCAAGCGCAATAAAGTCAATCTTGTGGCGCTTGCAATACGCCTCCATTCTTGGCCTAGTAATATCAAGGATCTTCTTCCAATCATCTCCAAATGCCTGTGTTACTAATACGCGCTTCATTTCCCTCCCCTAAATTTAGGTTTAATTTCTTTCCATACATCAAACTTGTCATCAAGTTGAACCGAGCAAAGCATAAGTTTTTTGTAGATTCCGTACCCAATACCTACACGCAACAATGTCCTGCTAATTATATCCCCTAAATAATATATGGCTAAAGACAGGGCAAGTTTCATTTGTCCCTCTTATCGTAATCTTCCCAAGTATAATTCCAGCATGCTTTGACTGCCTCATCTCGCGAGGCATAAGCATCAAAGTGAGACCAATCCTCTTCCTTGCCATAACCAGCTTCATCAATATAAACAACCCATTCTGGCTTTCCGTCCTCATCGAATTCTTTCTTAATCCATCTCATAGTCTTGGTATCTCCTTTTTGATTTGTGCCAGAACGAACAGCGACCTTACCAGCGCACGCTCCAAGTGGTCAACACTTGTTTCACCATTATTATCGGGGCATGGAGTTGACTTGTGAAGTTGCATCTGCGCAGTTGCAAGATGGCGAATAGCCCTCGCAATATGGTAATCATGCGTTGGACGATCCTTTTCAAGCCAATCCCCGTAGGCTGATTTCTCAGATCCCCTTCCCATAACGCGCCAAACTATCTCCTGCGCCGCGTTACCCATTTCTTGAATGGTGGGTGGCATTTTCATTTTGCAACAACAACACTTTCATGTTTATTGCCTTCATAAATAAATGTCATGCAATCTCTTCCATATATATCCTCTGATATGTTTAAAAACTCAACTTTGGAAGCATCTATTAATTCACCACTTACCATAACAAAAGATTTTCGACAGTCAGTATATTGAATATTTTTTATATTACTCATAGCTTCATCCCTGGAGGAGTGTATTGCTTTACCCAAGACCAAACCTTTTGCATAGCGCAGAAGGCTATTCCGGCTTGATACAGTTCATCATCATCCCAAACTTTTGAGGTGATTTTGTTTGCATCGTTTGATGCCAAGACAACAGATACGCAAGCACATTTAGGGTTTTCAGAGGCAGTCCTGTAAGCCCACAATTGCGCGCAATCGGTGTCGTAGAACGGCTCATAGCGCGGGTTAACCTTCCGGTTCTTTAGGTCGATGATAGCGTCACCAACAGCATGTAGCTTGACGTAGGCATCACACCTTCCCGCATAGCCTGCGCCGACAAGACTCTTTTCGCACCAATACGTTTTCTCAATGTTTGCATCGGCCCACTTCTTAAAGGTTTCGATATACGGAGCAAGTGTCTCATCTTCGGATACGGGTCTTCCGAGCAAGATGTTTTCCATGCATTCATGCATTTTGGTTCCATGCTCTGCTGCTTTGCTGGTAGATTCCCTTGAGTCTTTAACGACCCTTTTTGCGTAGTCTTCAAGTTTTTCATTTTCCTCCTTTGGCAACGTCAATGAAGACATGATTGCCTGTTCGATCTTCCACGCTGTTAGCTGTGGCTTATCCATGATGCCAAGTATGCTCGTAACGGACGGGTACAACCCCATCTTACGGGCATCGGCAACAGTTGTGTTTCTTTCGTTTCCGTTCTTGCCGATTACAACATGGGCGGATTCACCTTCTGCTGTATACCAATGACCCGCCTGATCCGTATGGACCAGACGGGTATTGGATGGCTCCTTACTCGTAATGGTAAGTGCCATATAACTTAGAACGGGACGTTTTCGCCGTTCCCGTTCTTGTCTCCGATTCTAACTGGTGATGCAGATACTTCACCAAACTCTTTCGAGCCTCGGATCTTCTCCTGCAACCACTCCGGCATATCATTAAATTGCCCTCCGTCCTTCTGCTCGATCTCGTAGTAGATTTGATCGTTTGCAGTCGTATCTGGAGCCTTGAGTCCCTTCGGGAGCTTGGAGGCTCCTGCAATAGCGCAGTATTGCCGTCCCTGCTGGCTTGTCTTGTGGATCAAGGTCAGCATGGCTGGCTTTCCAAGAAGGTTCTTCAAGCTGAACGCTTTCAGTTCGCTAGCCGTGAATGTCTGCCCGCGCCATTGTTCCAGAAGCTTCCGCAGGCTTGCTTTCTCGCCAAGGCTACGGGTCTGCTCAATGGATACGATCATTGGCTTGCTGATCTTGGTACGCTTCCCGTTCTCCTCGACCTCAAACTCATCGGTCTGATCGGGGAGTTCAAAACTCAAGCGGACTTTGGGAGTCCACTTCTCCTGACCATCCCAATTTGTTTTCTGGTGACCAAGGTCGACCAAGCTGTACAGGATGCCGACAGTTGCTCCGGCTTCCGGCAATTTACGCTCGGCGTTTTTTGATGTTTCACTTAGGGTTAGTGCCATTTTAGTATCTCCTTTATTTATTTGGGTTTATTGGTTGTCTGTATGTGGGGTAAAGTTCGTCTGGTTTATTTATCCAAAATCCTCCTCCTACTGCTGTATTCGTTGGCATGTGTTCGATATTGACATTGGCGGGTGCGATCTGTCTAGCTAATTCGCAAACATCATCCGCTCGCATAATAACAAGCCATTCCTTGCGACCATTACGCCTAAAGAATACGGATGGAATCTTACCCCTGGGGCAGTCATTCTGTGCTTGGGTCATCCACTCCTCCGGCTTTAAAGCCTCACATCGCTTGCCCTCAATATGGAAAGGAAAGTTCTCGCAAACAACGTCTCCGGAGCCACCCTCTGGATCTCCAGCATATTGCTGTGTTCTTCTGGCTTTTTGCCATCCCTGTTCGCGCAAATACTTTGCAAGTTCACGCTCACCCGCAGCACCCTTAGCCCGACTGTTTATTTTTCCCATCTTAACTCCACACTCAAGTCGGTTGATTGATCCCCGTCAACGCTAAATCTTGGGATAGACTTCTCGGCCTCACTCATAAACTCTTTGAGTGCGCGCTGGGATATTGTAAAAGACCTACTCTTTGACTCCATGCATAATGATCCAATTATGAAAACTAGGAAATCCCTCTGAAGTCTAGATCCCAATCTGTGAATTGAGATTTTACTTAAATCTTCGGACATCCCACTATGGCTAGGGATTCAGCCCGAATCGGTCAACAACAAAAATGACCGAAATTTAGTTTTTGTAATACTTATTAGCTTCTCTAATGTCTTTGTTGAATTGCCTCATCATCTCAAAAACAGTAAGATTATACTTAACTTGAGGATTCTTGTTCAACCATTTAATAGCTTCTTCAAATGACTCCACGTTTCTCATGGCATCTTCAAACTTCTGCCAAGCTTGTTCTTCCGTCATAGATTTAAAAATATACGCCATCCTTGGCCGGTAGATGGGCAAAGTTTTGTGGTCAAAGTCTTGCACTTGGCGATTGGCAATACCCAAAAAATGTCATCCTGCATAGCCCAACAAACAACGTAATCCACGTTTGTAATTGGCCTTTTGGGGATATTAAATCCGTTACCAATTGATGTTGTAAATCTGTATTTAGTTCTTCCGGCCTCAATTGTCTGCGCTGTTTTAACTTGGATACGCGTAAATTTGTTGTTCTTTTCAGCTACAAGATCGTATCCGGAAAAGTCCTCGTATGGAAGAAGCACATTGTAGCCACATCGCAGCAAGGCTCCCGTAACCCTGGAGACACCTACTGCGCCGACTTGTCTTGATCCTAGCTTCATATTTAGTATTGACTGCACATGTAATTTAATACAGACTTTTTATATGAAAACCACACAAATCATATTAAGTCTCATTATCGCAACCTCCACAGTCAACGCCCAAGAAGTCCTTGAGGCTATTGATGCCGTTACAGGAGGGGTTTATGACGGAGGAGGAGCCTTTGCTCGCGCTGGTAATGTTGCCGTTGGGTCTGGCGCGGCGATTATCCAAGCTGGAACAACATTCTTCACACCAGCAGGAGTCGTTCAACAGGCAGGATGTTCTTATCTTACGGCTCATGGCACAACAGTACGCGCTGGAGATTCGTTTATTTCTAATAAATCAACAGTTGTATACGTTGACGGAGTTTTTGCTGGCACGCATCCCTCGGTTGTTGCCGGAGGAACAATCTTAAAGTCAAAGTAATTAGCCGTTGCCAAACAAGGCAAATCGGTTGTTTATCCTGTTCTGCAATCCATTAAGAAATTTCTTTCTGTCTGGATTTTGAGTTGCCATACGCAATTCATCATTCCATTGAGCCTTACTTGCTTCAAGCATAAGGCTTTTTGGGTCAACCTTGCTCATAGCGCTAATCGTCTGCGGTCCAATTGCTCCGTCAACTTTAACTGGAACACCTAGGTTATTTAACGCTTGTTGCATATACTTTGTTGCGCCGCCCATACCTCTATTAAACGCGAGATCCTGTGCGAATGGGCGGACTGCATCCGGAAGCTTTTGAGTGAATGGAGATGTGTACTGGACAACGTATTGAGCGGCCGCCTGCTCTCTTTGTTGTGGTGGTAAAGATGAGATTGTTTTGAAGGCATCTGGATGATATTTATCGTTAATTCCGGCTACCTCGTAACTTCCACCCTGATCTCCGGATGGCAACTTGTACACAGCAAGATTTCCGTTCTTGTCGCGCCTGCTCTCAAAATCAACAGTTTTCATCGCCGCCGCAACAAGCGGATCAATTCCATTATTGTTTTGAGGAGGAGTAAGATATTCTGTCATGCTATCAAGTTGCGGATTTTTAGGAGTTTCAATTTCCCTGCGAATAGACGCGTCCATAATGTCCCTTTCCATCTTCTTGGGTATAAAGTTTGATTGCCTTTCGGCTCCATATACTTGGAAAGATGCCATATTATTTACCTAGCGATCCTTGAATTGCCTGTTTCTTTAACAATTTTGCCATCGCATCCAAGTCGGGGTCATCCTCGTCATTGGCCAGAGATTGCAGGCTTGCTACTGCCGATGGCACCTGATTTGGCATTACTTCAATATTTTTAGCCAACCAACGCACATATTTTGGATTTGTGAATAGCTTAGATCCAAGATAACTTGATCCAATAAGACCTAGTACGCCACTTGCAACACCATATTTCCCAGCCCCTGCAGACCCAAAGAAGGTTGTGGCTAGGGCAACAGGAGCAAGCCCAGCGGCTGTTCCGGATGGATTTGAAAGTACGTTGCTTCCTTCTCGAATAAGAGATGATGCCCTTGCAATCTTGCTTATATCGCTCAAAAATCCAGGCCCAAATCTACCAAACAATTGTTGTTTTGCTCCGTTACTCAATTTATTAAAATTAGTAAGAAATGTATTTGAAGACCAAACATCTCCAGCCGCATTTTGCATCCCAGGAGCAGACTTGCCCATTCTGTCAACAAATGTACTTGTTATTGCTTTCTGTTCTTCTGGATGGAGACTTTTCATTAAGGCACCAAGTCTTGTTCCTCCTGATTTTGATCCTTCAAATGCGGAGTTATAAATTAACTCAGGTTCACGTTTATTTACAAAGCTTTGAAGTTTATCTGCGCGATCGTGTAATGCCCTTGAGTAGTTACTTGCCCTATTAAATAGGTTTAATGCCTTATTCCCTTGTTCTGCCGCCAATGCTTTAATGTCTTCAGTAAGTCCACCATAAAGCATTTTAAATTCCCTCCTTGGAACATCGTTCAGCAAACTTATTCCGGAAAGTGAATTGCCTATTTTACTCCTAAGAAGCCTTAGTGCCTCAACACTTAAAGTTCCAGTTTTTTTAATGTCGCTTTCAAAATCAGACTTAATTTTAGCAAGCATTGGATTTTCCATTCCAGCACTTAAGGCAGGCGCGCCGGGGATTGGTTCCGTAACGTCTTTAAGTACTTTCTGAAAATTATCCACACTACTTTGAGTCTTTGGAGGAAGTGCTGTTTCAAGATTATTGTAAAGCCTTGATTCAACAACTCGTTTTTGCGCAAATGCTTTTGGCACTCCTTCTTTAATTCCAGTACCGGCAACTGTAGGTTCCCTAACAGGAGATAATTGCTCTGTAATATCAGCAAGTCTTCCCTGCAATATACCCTGTTGTTTTTTGCCAAAATCCCTTAAAACATCGCTAGATCCAGGCACCTTTGCCATGCTTGACTCAAGACCCTTAATTGGGGTTGATTGAGTTGCTTGTCCAGCAGAAGGAGTAAGTCCTGCTTCTTCAAAAGCCCTTATATTTGAAGCAATATCCTCAGGCTTTGCTCCACCCCTTAACAATCCCCTCAAACCTTGTTCGCCAAGTGTTGCGGCGCTAGGAATCATCAGCCCACCAATTCCAGCGGCAACTTGACCAACTGTTCCTGCCCCTGCCTGTCTTGCGCCTTCCGAAGCAACTCCAGAACCGACAGCTTGTAATGCCTGTAATGCTGGTTTTTCAGTAAGAATATTTCCAATTCCACGCATAACAGGAGATGTTGCTTGTTGCATTGCTCCACCAACCCCAAGTGTCGGAACCATAGATGTGCCAGCCTCAACAGCTGCCTGTGCAATCTTTTCCATTGGAGTTACAGGATTTGGTAATCCTGCCTCATTCTTTAGTTGCTCAAGAACGTCACCAAGAGCAGGAAGCCTTCCATTGGAGCCAAGCATGCCTGCAATTGCATTATAAATTCTTGGAGCGTAATCTGTGATGGCTCCAGCAGTTGCTCCTGCAAGTGCTCCTGGCACAGCTCCAACTCCACCAACAACAGATCCAATTCCTGCCCCTGCCAATGCCCCTGTTGTGATTGGGTTAATCCCAGCGCGCGCGGTAAGCCCAGCTTGTCTTGCAAGATAATCCCCTGTGCTTGGAGGATTTTCAGCCGTCCTTACTTCATTTAGGTCAGATACAAATTTATTGATCTGTTCCGGAGTTGAATTTTCCGGAAGGTCAAACTGACCAACTCCAGGCACATCTAGGATTGGCATTATTTTGGAATGACAATTTTGCCGTTTGCGTCAATAGTTGTTTGAATTACTGGCCTTGATTGAGATGAGTTATTTTTAGGTGCGTTTTGCGCTCCGCCAGATTGTTTATTTGTACCACCCATTGCCTCCCTAATTTCATCCGGAAGAAGCGTGTCTGGAATATCATATCCAGAATCACGCAAAACTTGTAATTTTGTTAAATATTCACGCTTTCTTTGTGCTGTAAATGACTGCATTCTATCCGGAAAATCGTTTGATTTTGGATCTCCAATTTCTGCTTGAAATCTTGCAGCTTCTTGATCAGTAACAGCGCCACCAGACCTTGCTTTCAATATTTGATTATTTACACCAGAAAATGCTTGCATCATTTTTGTGTAATCAGGATAACCGGTTGTAGAAGCAACCGCAGGATTAATCCTTCCCATTAATGGACCATAAAGATTTGGGCTTGTAATTGATTCATTTGCTGTTTTCCCCAAATCTACAAGTGATTTATAATCAGTAAGCTCTCCAATTTCTTTAATTGGAAGTTTTTTCATGCTGTCTTTTGCAGATTTATAAGAATCGTCTCTTGCAACTGTGTAAGCTTGAGCCAATGCTTGATTGCCAGAAGCTTGTGCATCTGAGATTGCTTTATTTGCGTAAGCAAGACCCCTTGCCATTGTCTCAAATTGATTTTGCTTAATTGCAAGAGCATCATTTTGTGAAAACATTGCAGGAACATTTCCATATCCTTGTACTGCAACCTGACCACCAATTTGACCCATTCTTTGCATTGCAACAGCACGCCTTCCTGGGCTTGTATTTGGATCATTATAAATTGCGTATTCCTGATCTGCCGTAGTTCCCTGTTCCTCTGGAGTCATGGTTCTTGGATCTGACTGCATTTGCCTGACGGAAAGATCAGTCAGTCTTTGCCTCAATTCACGCTCTTTCTTTGCTTCGGGTCCTTCAAAATTAAAATTTAATCCACCCATATATTTGCTCCTATTTGCTAAATGAGAATGAAGGCATTAACGATCCAATACCACCGGCAATCTGCGCAAACTGTTGCGCTCCGGAAGGCTGGCTTGCAACAGCGCGAGTATAGTCACCATATGTCTGAGCCTGATAATTTGACATTGTATTGTAAATCCCCGCAGCCTGACCACTCATCTGAACAGGAATATTTGGATTGGTTGTTTGGTAAAATTGGCTGGCATAAGGTTGAGTATTAAATTGCCCAGGTTGAGCTTGGTTAGCATTGATATAATTCTGGAATTGTCCCTGTTGGTTGGCAAGACGAGCGTTACCCAAATTATACAATGATGGTCCAGAAGATAGGAATCCAGAAGCAGCGCCTAGCCGATTCTGCTGTAGGGCATCACGGAAAGCTATGTCAGATCGTAATGCATCTCCGGTTGATTGACCGGATGCCAAGAATTGCTGTGCTGCACCATAGCGCGCAAGCTTCCTTGCCTCTCCCGCTGCGCCGATCTGCGATGCTTCCTGTACTGCTGGTCCAAGACCAAAAACATTACCACGGGAAGTCTGCGCACCACGGATTGCCTGTTCATAACCACGCCGTTCTTCGGCTCCAAGTGTTGATCCAAGTTTTAATTGATTGACTGCTTCTTGCTCTATTGCATTTCGCAAGTCTTCAGTTTGTGCTGTAGATGTTTCTCCAATTGGCCGATTGACCATTTCATTATATTGTCTGCCAAGACCAATTGCAGTCCTATATGAATTTGGGTCAATTTGACGTAATTGATTTAATGCATTTTCTTCTGGAAGTTTTGCATGCTCTCGAAATGAATTTATCTGTTTCATTCCTTCAGAATCAGAAGATGTTAGTGGTGTAAAATTCTTTATCTTATCTTGTGCTGTTGAAACAGCATCCGTAACACTTTTAAGGTCATCATTAAGACCTTTAACAACAAGTTCTGCAGATGCACGCCTTGGGTCTCCGGAAGGCAATTGATCCAGAAGGTTATTTGCAGTTGCAATCCTATCTTGGATTCCTGTGATTTGAGCATTTCCTCTTGATAAAACTCCATTCAATCTGTCTGTATAGGATTTATTGTAATCATTTAGAATTTGATCATTTGATACTTGAAAATTAAGTTTGCTTCCAAGATCACTTGATCCGTAAATATTTTGTGAGTCCATCGCCTGCGCACCACCTAAATTTGGTTGTCCGGTCATTTCATTAAACGATGGATTCCCACCCATAGAGATTCCTCTATTTCTTGAAAGTCCTGCAATTTGATCCGCTAAAGAATTGTAAGTATTGTTTTGAGATAATTGATTTTTATAATTTGATTCAATATCGGATACTTTTTGTTTTGTTAATTTTGATGCAGCATTGGATGCTTTTGCAATTGAATCAAACTCAAAGTCTTTTCTTTGTGCATCATACGCCTTTTCTCTGTTCTTTAAATCATTTATTGTCCTGTTATCATTAATATCTATTGTTTGATTGAATCCAGGTAATTCCGAGATATCTCCATTTTCGTCAACAGCGTACCTTGTTGGCCTTGATGATGTATATGAACCATTTGGGTATGCCATAATTAAATCTCTCCAGACCTAAATTTTTGAGTCGTAAGCTTTTTGGCTGCTTCATTTCTCGCAAGCAATCCAGCAAGATCCATGTCGTAACTTGGGTTTGCAATGCTTTGTGGATTAATGCTGGCCATATAGTCAACCGGAGCAACAGTCCCTGGTTTCGAAACATTACCCTCAACAGATCCATATGGGTTTGCTCCATAAAGACGCTCAAACTGTTTTGTCATTTGATCACCAAGTCCGCGATTTAGAGCATAGGCTTGTGGGCTTTGTTCGTATGAACGGCGTAAATTCTCAAGCGTCCGTTGCCCACCATATTGACGCTCTGCCTGTAATCCAGCTTGTACTTGTGCAAGCTGATCGGCAGCCGACATTTGACGCTCAAGCTGGCGTTGTTCAGGCATATATTTAACGCGAAGTTTGTTTTCAAGTTCAGCAATATCTGGAGCCTTCTCAATGTATGTTTCAAGAGAAGAACGATAATTTAAGGCATTCGCCTGCGCCGATTGAAATGGATCGGGAGGGGGAGGTGGCTTTGGAATGGATGGCGATCCGCCCATTAGCGTAGTGCCTTTCTCATAAATGTCATGTAATCGTACTCCTTTTGTTTACCGCAACGGTTAAATGTGATCCGCTTGCGAGGACCAAAACGCTCCAAAAGGAGCAACAGCAAGCACCTTAAGGATTTAGCACCCCTTGAGGATATCGTCAAGTCTACAAAAACATTCTCTCCATCCTCGCTATGCACATAATGGTCAGGCTTTTGCCCATCTTTTACGCACCTAGCCAGGGCTACTCCGGCTATGCCATTGCTATCGCGAACAATACCTACCATTCCTTGCTTCTCAAACCATTTAAACCATTCAGCCAAGTTATCCCACATACCCTCTGGAACACCACTTTTCTCTATGTATTCAATTGCTGTCATGTTATCGCTCATATCGTTTTCTGCACTTCGATTGTATCTGGATTTGCGGCTGCCGTAATCTGGCGAATAGCAAGCTTGTTGGCCGTGCTTGAAATCTTGATATTAAGCAATCTCCACTTTTCGTACTTCCGAAGATCGCTTGCCAGCTTCTTTTTTACTGATGTTGGAAGAACAGCCGGTAGAACAAATGGAAGTGTTAATACAGAGCTTGCAATATTTATGTTTGATTGAACATCAATATCCCCAACATCTATATCACGCTGAATTGATACTGTTGTATCTGTTGAGTACGAATTATCAAAAATTACCTCAAAATGCGATCCGTATTTTAGCGAAAAAGGATCTCCAAAATTAAAGTCTTTTGTGCGAACATAAGACTCATAATCAGATCCAGCGTCTTTATAATCCTCTGCCGTAGTCCCTGCTGGTGATTTATATCCAGCGTATTTTTCAATAATCCCATTTGTCTTCTTAAACATTGCCCTGGAGCCTTCTTGATTAAAATTAGTAAGCGTAAATTGCATCACCTGTGGATTCCATGTTCCCTCAAATGCACCTAGAGCAGTATTATAAACCAATAGAGTATCATTGTAATCATTCGACCCAGTTGGTATGGCAAGGAAGTATCTGTTATCGTAGTAGATTGAAGTAGCAACACGAATAGAATCTGTATTGATACTTTGAATAACATTCTTTACAACTTCTGAAATTGGTATTCCAACCGAGCTAAAATCGTCAGCAACTGAACGCGTAAGTGATCTTATTCCGTTGTCCGATAAAAATAAAATATCGCTGCTTACCTGGACTGCTGTTCCTGTTGCAACGCATCCAGTATTGTTTGATATAATCGAAACAACCCAATCTGCCCCAGATGTAGCATTGTTTGGAATATCAATCTGGAATACTCTACGCTTTTTAAATACAATAAGCCTATTCTTGTAGTACGGAACAACTGCAGTAATCTCATCTCCATCATCCCCGTTTACAACAATGCTGTTTGTTAAGTCCCAAACAGATGGATCTAAAAGGTCAGATGCATAAAGCGTATTTCTATTTGCACCAGATCCAACGCCAAATAACCTATTCTCTGCATTAATTAAAAGCCTCAATCCTGCTGGTGGAGGGCTTACTACTGCTGTTGCAGTAGCACCGGAACCATTTCCAATAATTGTAACGATTGGTGCTCCAGAGTAACCAGATCCTCCATCAACAACTGTCACACCAGTAACTGCTCCACCAGAAACAGTTGTTATTAGCTCCGGCATAGTCCCGCCCAATGCTGGACCAGCAATAATTGCAGTTGCACTTGTGTATCCACTTCCAGCAGTTGTTACTGTTATTGACCTTACTTTTCCGCCCTGTCTTGCAACACCTGTTCCATCCCAATAATGTAAATCGCTATCCGAATCAGATAGATACATCTTATCTACAAATTGAGCAAAAGATACTTCGATGTCCTCTGCAACGCTATATCCATCTCTCCATTGACCAGAAGCAGAAGTCCATGTTGTGCTTATCGTATTCCATTCAGCATACGGAACGTGTACTATTGCGCTTCCATCAGATTCAATGCTATAAAATCTTCCTCCAGTAACAGTCAATAATTGTTGATTTGCTGATGTTTCGTAATAGCGCATTCCTCCAACTGATGTTACTGCGCTAGTAGCTCCTGTTGCAAAGCTTGTAGTTCCTACCCTAGTTTCAAGATTACCCTTTGGAGAAAGGGTCATGTTATACAACTCTTGGACTTGGTTCTCTGACAATAGATCAGACTGCAATCCGCTTGCCTGTCCTCCTGCAAAACTGCGTATTCCGTCAAATGACAGAACATCGTCCAAGTTATCCGAATATAAAGGCATAAGCCTCCTTTAGGCCGAAAACATTTCTTCGATGGTTAGTTCGCCAAGACTTTGTGGAGTAATTTGTTTAACGCCACCAACCTGGCTCAATTCATAATTTGCCATTGCTGCTAGGTCTGTATTTGCAGTCTGTGTAATTGCCTGTGCCTTGGCATATTGTCTCTCACGTTCCAATGCGTCTGAATGAGTCAACGCAAGAACAAGGTGATGTACATGCGGAAGACGAAGTTCGTCATCCAGCGCGGCTTGAGATGGAGGAAAGTCTACAATAATGTTTGTACGGGTAAGGCATTTTAATTTCTCTACTACACGCAATGGAGTTGTTCCAGCAGTTTTTAGCCTTGGGTAAAGATTTAGTTCTGCAACTCCGCTGCTATTGCGCCCTGTAAAATGATATGTATCAGGATCTCCGGTTCGCTCATCAGAAAGCAATCCAGGGTCTTGGCTAATGATTGTTGCCAAATCAATTGGATCGACCTCTGCATCATTGTAAGCAACTGAAAGAGGTGTTTCTACATTTGTCCCCAAAGTAATAAGACGTGTTGTCCCAACAGAATATGTCGAATTTGTGACAGTTTCACGCCAAGGGGCAAAGTCCCATACGCGCCTGTATGCTAGGCTTGCGGCCTTCTGAAGGAATGTAAGCGTATCTGAGTCAGTTTTTCCAACCTTCTCTCCGGCATATTGAGCTATTTCAGTTAAAGTCATTTAATAATTTCCTTCCATTTAATTTCATTTTCATCCCATTCATATTTTTTTGAGTCGGATGGATACGAAATTGGTGCGTT